GGCGCCTCTGAAGACCTGGGTCAAGACAACGCTCGACCGCGTGATCGCGCTTTGTTTCAAACAACCGGACCTGGAGTTCTGCTGGGTCGGCGACGACGGGATCGATCCGCTGGAGCAGGCGCAGACCATCGCCGTGCTCATCAACGCCGGGGTGAAGACCGTCGCCGAGGCGCGGGCGGAGCTCGGGCTCGGGCAGAGCGACGGGGTGGTGAAGTTCAACCCGTATCACGATGAGGTGGGGCGCTTCACGGATGCGGAGCATGCGGTCGAGCCGGGAACGCACAAGCCGGTGAAACCGGATCGGAGGGTGCAGATTGCGGAGGATGACCACCCCACGACAATGACGGATGCAGGAGGCGGAAGAACTTCCACACAAGGTAGCGCTACACGATACTCAGTCATCCTGAGCGAGGAGGAAGGCAGAAATAAAAGCCACGCTATACGCGACCACGTTAACATCACGGACGAACGGTTGCTTGCCGAAGCTTCAATTCCCAACTACCAGGACGCTTTCATAACCGAATACAAAGCGGAAGGTAAATTTCATTCGCTAGACTCTGTAAACGATCTTGTAAATCAAGTCCTTCAAAAAAACAAAGATATTGTGGACACAGCGGCCAACGGACAAGCGATGAAGCGTGGCTAAACGTTTGTTTTGGTTATAAAACTGGCGTTAAAGCTATAGTCACTGATCCAAGCGGCGTGCCGAGGTTGCGGGCTACCTATAACGTCGGGGTCAAAATCTATCATGATGACGACTCCCCTCGTGGTTACAGAATTCGAACGGCGTATCCGTTAAATGACTATCCGGACGAGGACAGGAGATAACATGGCGAGCGAGGAACTTGCTCCACTGCGCGAGTATCTGCGATATTACTCCGCCGCAATCGATGAGGTGTCAAAACCGCTGACCGCCGACGCGGTTGAGGCAGCGCGATTGGCGGCTGTCAAATCATTGCCGAAGGTCACTTTGAATGCATTAATTGATAGCGGTGATCGCGCGCTTGGAACTCTAAACGAATCGCAATTGAGAGATATGTTCCAAGATGGACACTTTCATTTTGTTTGGAAGACAACGGACGCTGCTCGTCGATATCTAGCATCCATATTGTCGCTAGCTAAGAACGTAGCAAGCGCCAGGTAATTCCGCATGGCGGCGGCCGATTTCGCCGCCGACGAATTGCTCTACGTAACGCGCAATCCGCGCTCGCATCGGCTCTATGGCTTCTCGCCGCTCGAACAGATCGCGCTGACGATCAACATCGCGCCCGGGCGCGAGGAGGCGATCCTCGATTAATACAACACTGATCCCGAATTCCTTCGCCGCCCTGCTTTTTTTGGACTTCTTGCCCCTTCGAGCACGGCCTTCCAGCGCCTCCGACATTACCTCGCCTAGTATCCGCTTCTTATTGACGAACGGGCTCTCCCCGCTTTCGGCCCCGCATTCTCTATCCCTTTTAACCGCTCCAATCCGCCGCGTCCTCTGACGCGTCGCTCTCTCATGTCACAGGAACCTTGCATGTCCCTCGCCTCCACGACGCAAGAGACGCTCGAACTGATGAAAGCGTCGCTCGCCAAGAATGTCACGATCTCGACCGGCCTCACCGCCTATGATCTCCAGGCGCCGGCCAAGAACCTCTATCCCGTCATCACACCGCTGCGGAATTCCTTGCCGCGCGTGCAGCGCCAGTTTCCCGGCGACGCCGCGCGCTGGCGCACGATCTACTCGATCACCGGCTCCGGCTTCGATGCGATGGGCTGGGTGCCGGAAGGCCAGCGCACGGCGAGCATGAGCTACAGCGCGACGCCGATGGTCGCGCCCTATGTCACGCTCGGCGAAGAAGACACCGTGACCTTCGAAGCCGAAGCCGCCGCGCAAGGCTATGAGGACATCAACTCGACCGCGACGCTGCGCCTGTTGCAGAAGACCATGCGCAAGGAAGAAACCGCTTTGCTCGGCGGCAATGTCTCCGTTGCGCTGGGAACGCCCTCCGCGCCCGTGCTCTCCGCCGCCGGCTCGGGCGCGACGCTTCCGGCCGCCACTTATTCTGTCATTGTCGTCGCGCTGAGCTTCGAGGGTTACCGCAATTCCTCGGCCAGCGCCGGCGTCGCCACCTCCAAGACGATCACCGGCAACGACGGCAACACCTATACGCTCAATGGCGGCTCGTCGATGCGCAGCGCCAACGCCACGCAGGCGGTGACGCTCGGACAGACGCTCTCGGCGACCGTTTCGCCGGTCAACGGCGCCGTCGCCTATGCCTGGTTCGTCGGCGCGGCGGGCTCGGAATCGTTGCAGGCGATCACCCCGCTCAACAGCGCCACCTTCAGCGCGCCGCTGTCGACCGGCCAGCAACTCGCGACCGCGATCACCGCCGACTGCTCGCGCAACCAGAGCCTCGCCTTCGACGGCCTGTTGAGCGTCGCATTCAATCCCGCCAACAGCGGCTATGTGCAGTCGCTCGCCACCGGAACCGCAGGCACGGGCTCGTTCCTCACCGCCTCCGGCCGCGGCTCGGTGGTTGAGATCGACAACATGTTGATGTCGATGTGGAACAACTATCGCATCTCGCCGACCGTGCTCTATGTCAACACGCAGGAGCAGCGCAACATCACCGCCAAGTGCCTGACCAACGCGTCCGGCCCGCTGCTGCGCTACAACGTACAGGCGGACGGCGAGTCGAGCGCGCCCTACGGCATTGCCGCCAATGGCGTCGTGCGCTGGTACTACAACCCTTTCAGCGTCGACGGTGGCTTCGACATTCCGATCAGGGTTCATCCGGATCTTCCGCCGGGCACCATCCTGGCTTACTGCGAGCGGTTGCCGGTGTGGTATCAGTCCAACCAGGTTCCGAACGTCGCCGAGGTGATGACGCGGCGCGAATATTACCGCGTCGATTGGCCGCTACGCACCCGGCGCCGCGAATACGGCGTCTACACCGAGGAAGTTCTGGCCGTCTATGCGCCGTTCGGCATCGGCGTGCTGACCAACATTGGCAACGGCTGAGCGCGACGGCGCCGCCCTAGATCATCAGATGCGGAGCAAAGATGGCTGCTTACGACCTCACAACGGTCGCGAACACGAAGGCGTGGCTGGGGCTGCCCAGCGAGCCGACGCTAAGCGACACGGCGCTCGCCGCGCTCGTCACCGCCGCGAGCCGCGCGATCTGCGCGGCCCTCAGCCGGGCGTCGTTGCTTCCGCACGACTATACGGACGCGATCGACCTCGAAAGCGATCGCGTCTATCTCGCGAACTGGCCGGTTCAGAAGGTCAGCTCGGTCGTCCTTGATGGCCTCGCCCTGCCGCCTGCCGGCGCTCCGGCGAAGTTCGGCTTTCTGCTGCAACCCGGCGAAATGGCGCCGCCGGGTGGGCCGCAGGCGCTCGACATCTTCGGCCTGCCCCGTCGACGGGGCCGACAGAACCTAATCGTCGCCTATCAGGCGGGTTATGCGATCGAGGGAGAGGCCTGGACAACGCCCTCGACGGCGCCTTATCTGATCTCGGCGGCGGCGCCCTTCGGCGCCTGGGCCAGCGATCTCGGCGTCGTCTATTCGAGCTCGGGGCTGGCGCTGCAAGCGGTGAAAAGCGCGCCCGCAGCCGGGCAATACTCGGTCTGCGCGGGCGTCTATCAATTCAGCGCCAGCGACGCCGGCTCGGCGCTGTCCTTATCCTATGGCTTCGTCCCGCAGGATTTGGCGCAAGCGGCGACGGAACTCGCGGCCGAGCGCTTCCGCGCCTCCGAGCGCATCGGCCTGCGCTCCAAATCGCTTGGCGGCCAAGAGACCATAGCATACGATCTCTCGGGGTTCTCCGCCTCGGTGCAGGCGCTGATCGCGCCCTACAAGCGAACGGCGTTCTGATGTTCGCGCAACTCGAGGGCGCGGACCCGCTCGATCATCAGCTTGCCGCCCTACCCTCAGAAATACGGGAGCGTATCGAAGCGAAGGCGCGCGATCTCGCCGCGGCGCTCGTCGCTAAGGTGCGCGATGAGAAGCTTTCGGGCGGCGCGCTCGAGACAAAGACCGGCGCGCTCAGGAACTCGATTTCTGCCGATATGTCCCGCGAGGGCGACGCGATCACCGCGGCGGTCGCGTCCTTTGGCGATGTCAAATATGCCGCGATTCAGGAATTCGGCGGTCGAACTTCCGCGCATGAGATCGCGCCGGACAAGGCGCAAGCGCTGGCCTTCCTCGTCGGCGGCGCTCTACGCTTCTCCCGCCGCATCCAGCACCCAGGCTCGACGATCCCAGCGCGCGCCTATCTCCAATCAAGTCTCGACGAGTCGCGCGACGGAATCGTCGCGCAGCTCGTGAGCGTCGCCAGGGAGGCCTGGGCCAACAGATGAGCCGCGAAGCTGCCTTTTCCGCGCTCTTCGGGCGCGTCTCGGTTGCCTATGATTGGGGCGTCGCGTCGCGCCGCATCAAACTTTGGAGCGAGGTGCCGGCGCGCCTTCGCCCTGCCCTGTTCCAGTTGGAGTCGGGTCCCGAGACCTACCAATGGGGTTCGCTCGCCTCACCCCGTCGCACGCTCGAGGCGAAGCTGTTCCTCTATTTCGACGCACGCGATCCCTCGCGGCCGGGCGCCCGATCCATCAACGAAGCTCTCGACGCGCTCGACGCGGCGCTAGCGCCCCGCGCCATCGACCTTACAAAGGGGCGGCAGACGCTCGGCGGCGCCGTCTATGACTGCAAGATCGTCGGCGTGCCTGTGCGCGACACCGGCGATCTCGACGGCGACGGACTGGCCGTGGTGAGTGTGCGTCTGGTCGCCCCCTAAGCCACGTAGTCTGCACGCTCTTTCGTCAGGGGACAAGCTCATGCCTTCAGGGGGCGTCGAAACGCCGATTCCCGGCAGCGTGCTCGCGCGCCTGACCGCCGCGACGCGCTATGTCATATCGGGCGTCGGTCCCGAAAGCTGGTTCGGACCGCAGCAGCCGCTGGCGCCGCAAGCGCCGCCGGACGTGAAGGGACGCCAGTGGGATTATCCCTTCGGCCTCAACATCAATTATACGCCGCGCTCCGACAGCCTGCTGTCGTTCGCCCAGTTGCGCTCGCTCGCCGACGAACTGCCGCTGCTGCGCACGGTGATCGAGACGCGCAAGGACCAGATCGCCGCGCTCAATTGGACGATCCGGCCGCGCTTCTCGAACCGCGCCGGGGCCGCGAGCCGCTGCGAGGCTCTGCGCGCGTTCCTCAGCCTTCCCGACCGCCGCCATGATTTCTCGACCTGGCTGCGCATTCTGGTCGAGGACATGCTGGTCATCGACGCGGCCACGATCTATCCGCGCTACTCGCGCTCCGGCGCCCTCTACTCGCTCGACGTCA